CGAGGCGCGCAATGCCCTCGATGCCAGAAGGGCGCAGAGGGACCCATCATGGGGGGGGTACCCCTCCCGAGGACGTCTCGACGCACCACGACGGTGCAGGGAGGGTGCCTCAGCGCGCCGTCGCGAGCGCGTGCCCGATGGCCTCAGCGAACACGGCATTGAATCGGCGGTTCACCAGTGCCTGAGCGCGGCTGCGATAGTTCAGGCGCTTGGTCACGGCCAACGCATCACCGAAACGGATCAGCAACTTGAGATGTGCAGCTACCTTCTTCTTCGCTGGTATCCGCTGCCACACGCCATTGACCATGCCTGCCTTGGTCTTTACCGGACCGATGAACACATCGGGCCGGGCCTTCAACCGCTCAAGGGCCTTGCGAGGCAATTGCCCATACTTGTCGAGCTTGATGTTCTTCGGGTTGAGCAGCGCGCGACCTGATAGAACGTGCGAGCCGCCATCCTCATAGGGCGCCAAGTACTTGGCCGCAATGGGTTTGACGTAGACGATCGCCTTCAGCGTGTCCTTCCGTGCACCCTGGACACCAACTGAGTTCCGAGTGAATGGGCGAGGCTGCTTGAATGTCGATGCGATGTTATCGATCTCATCATCCGCAACCTCGGTCCCAATAGCGGTCAGCGCACGAGCAGTCGCATATCCGATCTGTTTGTACGCAAGAGCCGAAAGCTTCTTGGTCAGTTCCTTCACGTCGTATCGGACGGATAGTGCAATTGGCCCCGACATCTCGACTCTCCACCACAAACTTTCTGTCGTTGATCAGCTCGATTGTTCGTCGGGCTTCTGCCCGTCTTCATGCAGCTTTGGCTGCTGAATGACCCGGGACACCGCAACGGCGACGCCGAGCAGCATATTCACCGAGGCAAACACCAGCGGGTCAACAGCACCTTGGAACGCTGACCAGCCGGTGGCCGCAGCGTTGAGCGCGACACCAACGATCGCCAATTGAACACTGGTCATTCGCCAGAACTTTCGCCATTCAGGGATTAGGGTCATGAGCTTTCTTCGCTGCAGGTAGTTGCTCGAGGCTTTCCGCGTAGCGCTTCCAGTCATCGCGACTCTTAAGAGCTTTCCGCAGCTGTTCGCTTTGGCCTTCGACTGGAACGCACGGCTCGTTGGTATAGCGGTAAACGGTGGTGTGTTGAACCTTGGGCGGCTCGGTGATCGTGTCTTTCTGTGCGCACCCAGTGAGCAGCATGAGGACGATCAGCAGGCGCCTCACTTGGGCCTGCCCATCTGAGCAAGAGCCTTTAGGCTTTCACCCACCTGGTTGATCTGGAACTCTTGGCGCTGGGTTGTGATGCGCAGGGAATCGACGAGCTTGTCGTTCGATTCCCTCGACCGCTCCAACGAGTCAACCCGCTGACCGATGAGAGCCTGTGTAGTTTGGTAGGCGCCCAACTGGGCTTGGAGTGCGCCGAGTGAGCTCACCACGTACACGAATGCACCAATGGCACCGGCAGATAAGATCGTTTGCAATATCGGAACAGCGACCTTGAATGTGGCGCTGTCTGCAATGCGCGAAACTTCTGTCATGGACGGCACCGTGGAATAAAAAGGGCCTGCGTGGCCACGGGGATAACCCCAAAACGAAAAAACCCGGCTCATTGGCCGGGTTTGGAAGTAGGTGTGCGTTGGAGGTAAGTTGCGCACTGTGGGAAAATTAACTGCAAACCCCCACCATGTCAACAGATTACGCTGCTGATTCTTCTTTCTCCGCGTGAATCAACTGCCATACCGGCGACTGAGCCTCAAGATCCACTTCTTTAATCACTGCTTTAAGCGATTCCCACAGGTCCAGCCAATCACGATTCCAGTGCTTTGGCTCAATCGATACCCCGAAGAACGCATTCATTTCAGCAGCCACCCGGGCAGGCCCCCATTCGGCGGCACCGGCGACTTCAGCTTTGTATGACTGCAATGCCAGCGTCACCAGGTATTGAGCCTTCACACGCTTGGCCGAAGTCAGATCTGGGAGTTGCGCCTTGGCTGTGATCAACAGCACGGCATTCATTACGTGCTGCATGGTCAGGCACGGGTGATAAAGGAAGTGCCCGAACTGCTGCACCTGAAAAGGCAACGTGCCGATGGCGCGCTGGATCTTACCCATCATTGCCAAGTGTGCGGCGCGGGCCGTGGATCGACCGATCGGTGTACGGCGAGTTTCGCTGATGCTGATCTTCTGACGGGTTACCTTGATGCGTGCTTCTTTGTCCTCGCCCATGGCGGCAAACACCACCTCATGCTGGCGAGCCCTGGCCCTTCTAGCGATGGTGGCAGACTTGGCCGAGTCGATAGCTACGGCAGATATTGATGCGTTCGACTCATGCTGCGAGTCGGTCCAGGCTTGGCGCGCTCCGATCAGTTTCATAGTGACTCTCCCCAGCAGAAATAAGAACGGCGGTCAGTCGCCGGTGTAGTTCGATCCACCGGCACCGCGGCGGTTATTTTGTTCGTACTGCTCGTGGGCACCACCGATGGTTTGGCGCGCCCTTGCAAGGTCAGCAATGGCGTTGCGCAGCTTCATGCTCAGTTGTGGCACCAGTTCTTCCAACGGCACCGCGTCGCCAGTGACCCGGCAAACCCAGCCGGACGCATTGCAAGCCAGGCAGTCGAGGCGATGGAAAACGCCATCTGTACTGCCAGCACCGCGACAGGTGCTGCACTCCATCAACGGCTTAAGTTCGCGGCGGAAGGCGGGGCCATGCTGCTTTTTCATCATTTTTAAACCTCGCCTATGGTTGATTCTTGAAGGGCCTCGCAAGCCTTATGTTCCGTGGCTTGCAGCGGATTACCCGAATTTTCGTTTCTACCGTCCTTCAACCCGTGAATCAGGGAAAAACCCTTGCCGTCTAAATGGCCGTGCCACAGTTCGAGGGCAGCGCGCTTACGCTCTTCAACGGTGGTGTGGATGTAGGCCTGCACGTTGTGTCCCATGGCGTGGTTGATCAGCATCTCGCCAATCAGGAAGTCGATCCCGAGGTCTGCCCACCCGGTGCGGGCCAACTTGCGCAGGTCGTGACTGCTCCACTCGCCCTTCCCCAGCCCGGTGAACACGGCACTGGCCTGCCCTTCGCTCATGGCCTTGCCGCTGTGGGAGCGGAACAGGCAGTCGCCGTCGTAATGGCTCGCCTGTTGGGCCGCGCGGTACCGGATTAGAAGGCTGCAGACTTGATCGGTCAGTGGGAGCGAGTGTTCGACCCGGGTCTTGGTATTGCCCACCGGCAGATACCAGGTGCGTTCGGACAGGCTGATGTGCGACCACTGCGCTTTGCGGGTTTCACCTATGCGCGTGCCGTGGCAGAGCATCATCAGCGCGAGCATGGCCGGCTGAGGATCGGACTCGAAAAGCTCGTGCAGTTGGCTCAATAGAGCCTCGATCTGCACACCACGAAGGCGTGCAGGCTTGGCTTTGATTTTGGTCTTGGAGAAGTCGCTGAACTTGATGCCGGTCATCGGGTTGGTCGGTATCAGGCCCAGCGTGTGCGCCTTACGGCAGGCGACCACCAGCAAGCCGAAGATCAGCCGGACAAACTCCAGCGACAACGCCTCCTGAAGCGGCCACATCAACTGAGTATCGAGGGTGCCATGACGAACATCGGCAATCGGCAGATTGCCCACACGCGGTATCAAGTGACAGGCAATCGCTGACTTACCCGTGGCTTTGCGCTTGTCGGAGAGATTGCGGTCGCGGCTCATACGGTCGGCGTACCATTTCAGCAACTCACCAAGCATTGCCCAGGGCGATACGGCCGCACCCGCTTCAGGATCCGTAGCCAGCCGCATGCGCAGATCGGGCAGCGCGGCCAACACGGCCTTCGCCGACAAATCGGGATAAGCACCTATCCGGTTCCACTTCTTGCGAACAACCAGGCTCCACGTTCCGCGCGGACGAGCCTCGGTGAAACGGAAGTAAAGCCCCGGGTGCCGAGGGTCACGCATCAGCACGGCGGCGGGATCATCGGCACGCCGACGAATCTCGGCATCAGAAAAGGCCACGGTCATCGTCATTGGATCACCACGACAGTGGGGGGCAGACGGAGGTAATCGCGTATGGCTTCTACGGCTTCGAAATGACCCCGGCATACAATCGCCAAATATCCTTGTTCGTTGAGTTTTCGAATGCGTTCGTGCTGCGCCGCTGAGACATCCGCGTCATTCGGCGGTGTGGCCTTAAACTCGATGTATAGACCGAAGTAGCCACCACGCGCCATGGTCAGCACCAGGTCCGGGATACCAGCGACAACCCCCTGCTGTTTCAGCTTTCCGGCGACGGATTTGTGACGATGGCCGCCGTTGGGTACGTGGTAGATGAGGTCGGCCACATTGGGCATTCGGGCACGCAGCTCGGAGATGAGGGCCGCTTGCTCGAGGCCTTCGCGATCCAGTCGCGGCGCACTGGCGCGGCGCGGCATGGGCGACTGCACTGCTACGGGCTTCATTTACGGTCACCCCGCGCCTTCCGCTGCCGGCGATCAATCAGACCGCACACTTCACGGAGCACCCAGCTGGCAAGGATCATCAGGACGAGATAAGTCATTGGTTCGATCATGCAGCCCCCTTCACGGTCAGAATTCCGGCCCGGATAAGGGCCTCGTGTGTTTCGGCGATCGCCCGCGGCATGTCCTGCCAATCGATATCGCCGGCGGCGCGGCCATCAATGACGTCGTGACAGCCGCTGCATGCGTAGACGGCGACGGTGTCGAAGCCCTTCATACCCATGCCCTTCTGCCCGCAAGGTAGATGAGCGAGCACCGTCGTGGCCGGGTCGAAGTTGCAGGCGCCAGGTGCGCGAACAGTGCATTCCTGGCCGTTGGCCGAGGCGCGGAGTTTTTTCGAGGTCACGCGCATACCCGTTCCCCCGTCGTGATGTCGATTACTTCGCAAGTGGATGGCCACATCGACTGGCCAAAACGCAGAGCTGCAGCCGGATCCGCAAACAACGCCACGGCGCGATCTGGTTTGTCGG